TTCTCGATAACTGTTACTATAACTGCTGCTAGTCCAGTTAGTGCAGCAATAGTCAAAGTTATAGGGTTACTAATAACAGCAAAGACTCCCAACGTTGCTGCGCCTGCTCCAATCGCTGCTAATCCTTTGCTAATAGGTTCCCAATTTTCTCTAATCCAATCAAATGCTAGTTTAAATGTAGGGCTGAACTCTTTAATAGCAGGAGTTAAATCCGACCTAACCCAATTAGCTAGATCTTTAAACGCAGGAGTCATAGCATTAGCTATCTCTTGTGTTATAGGCTCCATAGCTAGTGCTACTTCTCCCCACATCTCACTAAATGCTAGTTGAGTATCTATGAATGGTTTGCCTATAACCTCCTGAAGTCTAGCCCAATTCTGCGCTGCCTTCGCTGCTTTACCAGCACTAGTCTCCATTGCAGCGTCCACTCTACCTGCTTGCTTTGCTAACCACTCCATAGCAAAGGCTCCGCGAGCAGCTTCTGACTTTAACTTGCTAAACCTTGCTAAGTCTTCCTTGCTAAAGAACTTTCCTAATTCTCCTGGCTTCCCTCGCTTAACCATCATTTGAATAGATGCGGACACATCGGCCATATCTTGTTTGGTCGCACTTACTCCTTTTAATGCTATACCTAACCCCTCGACTCCTTTACTAACCTTAGTTATCTGTTCCGGTGAGAAGCCTGCCGAAACAAGTCCAGAGAAGGCTTCCTTCATACTAGTGGCTGCCAACAAGTTAGTCTTCTCCATTTCATCTGCTAGGCCTATTAACTCTCTCTGTCTAAGAGCAATTTGGTCTGCACCTTTAGCAGCTATCTTAGGATTTCTAGCTAGAGCAACACCTAACTTTTCTTCTGCGGCTCTAGCATCTTTAGCTTCTCTGATAGCTCCACCAAAGAAATCGGAGATCCCTTGTATGGCCTTAAAGCCTACTAAAATTCCTGCCGTTTCAAATGCTATCTTTTTAATAGCATTAGCAGTAGATCCAGCAGACTTCCTAATAGAAGCAAATGCTCGCTCACCTTGGAAGATAGCTCCAATGGTTAGCAGCATATTCATTTGTTTATCAACAGCCATACTATATCCTTAATCGTTCCTCAGATTGCTTCATTATTCTATTAGCTATTCCTATCCACTCGAAAAGTTCTGGCAATGTTAGGTTTAACCAAAATTCCGGTGAACCTTGAAAATGACTAGCCATCTTCAACGCTAACTCTATTAATACTTCACCTATATTCTCCTCCTCTCCAATTCCTACCCTAACAAAAAATCCCTTACCGCCTGACATACTTTCATATAATCAGGAGCGTCTAACTCTTCCAAGTCTAGTGGATTCATCTTAGCAGCATATGCGCCGACCATAGCTTGGAAACGTAAGTCCACCGTAGGAACAGGCACATACTCCTTATATAGAGTATTAAACTGTCCTATGATAGTCCTTAAATCTTTTCCCTTCAGAGGCTCTAGTTCCATTTCGATAACAGAGTACTCTGTCCCGTTAAGCTTCTGCGGCTTTGATAGTGGTACTGAAATCATATCATTGCATCCCAATTCCTAGTCTGACAGACCTAGCATAGTCGTGGTGCAAGACTTCATCCTTAAGGTTAACCTTATCTTTCTCGAAAACTACTTCTCCATCGAATACTCCTTTGATATAGGTAACTCCGGCGGCAACAGCTACATTCTGTTTGACTCCAACTTCTAAGGTTCCTAAGTCAAATCCTCGCGGCTGAACCATCATAGTAATTCTCCAACCTAATACTAGAATCTTATGGTCCTCTGGATTCTGGTATTGAATAGCAGGAAGACAATCGATTAACATAGAGTCTTGGCGCATTAACTCCAACGACTCCCTTGTTATGTTGTGGAAGTTGAATATAGTCTCCCAATCTCCATAATGCGATTGCACTGCATAGTTTTGCTCGCCTCCATAACCTGCACCTTTTAAGGTATCAGTTAGGTTAGCAAGGTTAGGCAAGGTAGTAGTACTCATGCCTATGAATCTATAGCCATCTTTCCAGATGCTATAGTTATCTGTTTGCAACGGTAGTAATGCTGGCATTTGTTTCCTCCGATTAATTCATAGTCTTATGATTTGTTATGCTGCCTGTTCGAATAGTACTGATAGATAGCTAATGTCTAGCTCTAGGATAAACTCTATCCATTCTGCCGGGAGTGGGAAGAATTCATAAACATGGAATGTATAGTGTCCATCAATCATCTCTGTATCAGGATTCTCGTCATGTCTAAACTCTACCCTAGCACCCAAGGCATTACCTGTGCCAACTAGAGAATTTAGATAGATGTTAGTCGAATCGATGACCGTATCTATCAATCGGCGATTAGTAGGCTTATCCACCTTTTGAAAGACAGTTAAGACTAACGTATTGCCTACATAGTCTGTCATTCGACGAGAAGGCATCCATCGGTCTTTTGGATCAGTTATGAATGGATAGCAAGCCATATTGCTACCCCACGCTTTCCAGCCTCCAATCCAATTAATAGCAGTGACTATACCTTGACCGTTAAGCATGTCTCCATAAGGCTTAGAAAAGACTATCTCTTCTCCTGCCATATAGGGCCCTACTAGAGTTTTGTTCATCTTCAGAGGCTTATTGCTAGGAGTCTCTACCGGAACATTACCATTGTCCCTATCGGTTAATTCCATCCTAGCACCTAGCTCAACTGATAGCCAAATATCTCTATCAACCAGACCGGCTCTAGGCCAACAAGCAGTTTGTCGAGGATCAGTATAATTGTTCTGATCTTTCCAAGCTTTAACATCAATTGCCTTTTCGATGATAATAGAGTTTATATCGACGTTGGTAGTACAACGGAAACATCCATTAATGTCATCCGCCTTAGCTGCTATCACTGCCGCAACTTCTGGATCGTGCGTCCAATTAGGTGCTAGCAATACTCCAGGCACTATGCCATGCAAAGGAAACACATCCTCGACACATTCTAGTCCTGTGTTCTTACCAGTGTTAACATCTACTCCACCTATAATGTCAGACCTGTCAACCCTAAGCGCGGCATAAGGAGTAAAGCTAAGTAATACTGGAAGGTCCGCGTCCAAAGGTATAGCTCCACCCGGAACAGCACTAAGTGTATATCTTAATACTCCATCAGATGGATCTTTTTGCCATGATCCAACATAGTCTACATCCTTAACATAGATAGTAGTAATATCAATAGCATCCTTAACTATTAATCCATCTACGTCTAATGACCTTGCAATGTAGGCGCAGACTCCATTTACAAAGGTATAAGTCTCATCTACCTGTGGTGCTCCAGCATGTTTAGCAATATCTAATATATTGTTAACTATAATTGGACCTACATTGAATAGGGCAAAGTAAGTATAGATTGCCGCAGACACACCGTATGCTGCCCAATCGTCAGTATAGCCCATTTCTAATACAGCTTCATTGTAGCTAAAGTAGACTCTTGGTTTGTTAATATACTTCGGTCCCGACGATTGAAAGATAGGAGATGCTCCAACTATAAATGGAATCCCACTATCTGCCTTGACTGGCGCAACTATGCTAGTCGGAATGTCTCTCCAACTAACACCATGTTTGTAACTTGTGACTGCCATGTTATCTATCCTTTTTAGTTGATGGTCTTAGTGACTGATTTAGTTTAACGATTTCTTGCGCTGCCATCCATTCAATGGTTCCTTCTCTGACCATATTCTGTCTAGCAGTTGCTATCTTGCTTGTCGGTACAAACAAGCATCGAATCATAGGCTTAGTTTCAAATAGTGATAGCAATTGCGGAGGAGGCTCCGTACCTAGCACTAGTGTACTCTTAACTAATCCTAGCTTAGCCGCAGTAGGCCCGATATAACAATAGTTTTTACTTTCGCTCATGATGAATAATACTAGGAATTATTGGGACATTAAACTTTCCTGGTCGATAGTCTGGAGTCATAGTGTCTGCTTCATATTGACTAGCAGGTACAGGCAATTCAAAGTCTACTTGCATTTCTGCGAAGTAATAAGGGAAAGCATTATAGCGACCACTCGGTCCCGCCGATTGTCGTTTATTAACTTGCCAATTCAACGGCATCACTACTCGAAATCTTTCCCTAATAATACTGGCCTCTCTAATCCTAGTCTTTATACGGTTAACCAGGTTTAACATATCTCGACTACCTTGCTGATCTGGATTATCATCAAACACTCCTATCAATAATTCTACGGTAACTCGCTCATATTCCATAGCTTGTACACCTTGCCTACACCTAACTATAACGGCAGGATAAGTTGTTATACTACCAACGTCCACTTCTCCTACTTGATTACGCGGAATGAAGGCAGCATAGACTGTAGGCGCAACTAACTCTGGAGACTCACCATTCGATTGATAACGCAGTTCATAGGTATTCTGCGCTATAAACTCCACCATTGCATCCTCTAATTCGACGACAGTCATAGTGCTGCTATCACTTTCTCCACACCATTCATAGTCTCTTCTCCTAGTCTATCAGCCATTGGAATGCTAATACCATGATACCACAGCATATTAGGAATTCCAATCCTATATACTGGATGGATAGGAAACCTTTCGTCTTGTCTACGTTCCATTATTCTTCCATCAGGTATTCTAAAGCCTCCACGTGACGCGCCTATGCCCGGCCTAATAACTCTACGTTTACCCCTAATAACTTCTATAGATACTCTCTGGAACTTACCTACTTGTTCAACTTGCGGACTAAACTCTTGAGCAGAGATCATGCCTCCGGTTCCCTCTATCGATCCTTTTGCTAAATTGCCAGCACTAGCTTTATTAACCTGTAGATTTCCTTCAACTCCCGAAATATTATAGCGACTTTCAATCGCTGCCGCTGCCTCTGGCTTAACTATATCCATCGCAGCATTGACACTGCTAGCCATATGCTTGGGCATGTTCTTCACTAGCCCATCAAGCCTCTTCAATCCTGCCTCTAGCGACTTAGTATCTACGGTCAATTTTATCATAGCCTTATGATTTCATCCCTATACTTTGTTCTGATCTAGATAAATTTCATACACTGACTCCGCGTCAGTTACATTTAAGATTATCCAAGGTTGGCGATACCTAGCCCTATCAAATATCCTATACAATATCTCATCAGGCTTAGGTTCAATTGGAAAATATTCTTTAGCTATGAATAGTAAAACACTTCCTAAATAAACCCCTTGCTGACTAACAATTGCTTTCTCTTTTAGTATCTCTGTATCCCATACACACTGAGCCTGAAAGCGTCTAGGTGCCCCTTTATCTATAATTTCAAATGTTAGCAAATCTCCGAATTCATCAGGATTAGCAAACACCGAATAGAAGTCTGGACCAAACTGTTCTTTTAGAGACATATTTACTTTTCTATTAGTGCCCTAGCCCTATTGCTAAGGCACTAACAAAACTTATCTTTCGAACAATCCTCCTCCTTTGCTTAGCTCTTGGTTCATCTCTTGAACGCTAGGTATACCAAAGTCTCCGGGAGACTGGCTAGGAGGAAAGTCCTTAAACGACATTAAAAACTTCCCTACAACATGTTGCATAGGCACTATCACCCATGCATGTTCCATCCACCACCTACCATACATTAGCGATTCTTCATGGAACTTCTCAAAAGGATCTTGCCGTAGATTCTCTATTAGCGGAACGTTAGATTGTTCAGCATTACCTGTTAGTAGATTCCCACTAAAGGTCTTGAAGTTAACTTTCCAGTCATCATAGCGAACCGCTGTTAGCTCAGCATTATCCGTCATATACATGATCTCATGTCTAGGACTAGGAATCTGCTTACCTTCTTTTCCTCCCAACGAAGCAAAATAAGGTAGGAAATCATAACCATCTAGATGACCTTTCCAGTTCTTATCCACTCCCTTATACTTGCCTGCTAACAATTGCTCCGTTGCCTTAGGATTACCTGCCGCATCCAAAAGGGTAGGCACCCAATCTTCAGCCGACATAATATCATTAACAACTATACCAGCAGGAATAACTCCGGGCCAACGCACTAGCAAAGGTACTCTCATTCCACCATCCCATGTAGTGCCCTTCTCACCATGAAATGGAGTGATTCCTCCATCTGGCCACGTCATCGATTCTGCCCCATTATCAGTTGTTACAATAACGATAGTATTATCTTTCAATCCTGTCGAATCCAGTGTATCCAGAATCTGTCCAACATAACTATCAAGTTCTGTCATACCATCCATGTATAACCCTTGCTTACTACTATCTTTCCACTTATCAGCAAGGTTAGTCCAGACGTGAACTCGCGAAGGATTATACCAGCAAAAGAAAGGCTTATTATCTCGACTAGCTTTCTTTAGAAAGTCCACAGTCCTCTGTGTAACTACTTCGTCATAGTTAGTCATATTCCATTGTGACTTAGGAATACCTCTCTCTTTATTAGCAGGCATATCTTCTGGCCAAGGGGCCAATGGTCCCATCACATTAATCTTCTGCTTTCCTACCTTACCCCATCGAGGATCTTCGCGAGGATCGTTAATGTTAGTACTAACACAATCGATTATTTCACGAGGTCCGAACTTCTCATAAAATGGAGCAGCAGGATAGCCTTCTTGATAGGGCTCCTCCAACGCATTCAAGTGATATAGGAATCCGAAGAATTCGTCGAATCCATGTACAGTTGGTAGGAATTCGTTCCTATCTCCTAGATGATTCTTGCCATACTGAACTGTAGTATAACCTAACGGTTTCAATAGGTCACCAAGTGTAGCATCACCTGGTTGAATACCTTCCTTAGCTCCTGGTAGTCCTACCTTTGTTAGTCCTGTACGCATAGGCGATAGGCCTGTAATAAAAGCTCCTCGACCTGCTGTACAAGATTGCTGACCATAGTAAGATTGAAAGATAGCACCATCAACGCCCACTCGATCTATGTTAGGAGTAGTAGCTCCCATCATACCTCGATTGAATGCCGAAATATTATACCACCCTACATCGTCAGGCATAATTACTAAGATGTTAGGTGGTCGATTCTTATCTAGAATCCCTTTAATCAGTATGTGACCGATAATAGCACTTGGACTAGTCAAGTGATCGATTATCGATTGTCTCTCTTCATCTGTAACAGGAGGACTAACAGGCGCTCCATCTGGATTCTCTCCCTCTCCTGGTTGTGGATTAGTAGGTTGACTAATAATACTAGACCAATACTCTCGCAAGCTAGGCGGTAATTGTCCTGCCTCTGCATCTGGATTAGCTTCTGTTGGGCTCTCTCCAGGCCTTGGCCTAGCAGGCGCAATCATAGGTGTAGCTGTAGGACTAGCATCCGCCTGAGCTAATATTATACCAAATCTACCCGGCGGACAGATTCCTCGATTAGGATCGTCTCCTCCGAAACTAACACTAGCAACCATTGCTAGCAACCCAATTAACATTACCATTTTCTTTCTCATACTTAAATTCATAACCTTATGATTTAATTGCCAGGGAGGCACTGTGCCTCCCTAACAAAAATTAACTTCTAACGATGCCTAGCAATTGGTGGTCTTCCCGCAGGCTGTTGCGCAGGAGTTTCCTCCTCCGCAGGCAAGTCCTGGTTAGGATCTCCAACACTAGCTTTAATCTCTTCGATCTTAGCTTCCAGAGCAGCTTTAGCTTCTTCGATAGCATTGGAAACATCTTGTCCTTTACTACCAAAAGCAGCCTTTAGCTCCTCTAGCTTAGCGCTAACAGCAGCCTTTGCCTCATCTAGCTTTGCTCCACAATTTCCACTGCCTTCGCCTCTACCTTCTAGTGCTGCCTTAGCTTGTTCAATAGCACTAGCAATCTGCTGCTTAAGACCTTCTAGCTTTTGGCTAAGATCAGGAGGAATACGCGCACCAATAGCTTTCTTAACTTCATCTACTTTAGCGGCGATCTTAGCTTTGACTTCCTCCGTATCGTATTCAGGAACTTGCTGCTTAAGTTCATCGATCTTAGCTCTAGCAGCTTCCTTAGCCGCTTCTAGACGGTTAGGAAGATCATGGCTAGGGCTACCTGTTGGAGGCGGACGATTCTTGATTTCGTCAATCTTAGCATTAACCGCTTTCTTGGCTTCTTCTAACTTAGCTTTAATGTCTGCTTGTTCCTGAGGAGGTAGGTCTTGGTTAGGTTCTCCCTCTGGAACATCTACTCCATAGCCTGGATCGACAGGTCTGCTAGGTCTTTGTCTAGGTTGTCTGCTAGGCAAGTCCTGACTAGGAGCCTCTCCCGATTCTGCCGAACCGTGAGTAACTAGGAGGTTAGTTCCGGGTGGTAATTCAACTTTAATAACATGTGCCATAAATTGCTTCATTCGAATGATTGTTTTACTAACTAACTATTCTGTACTGCCGCTTCTACTTGCTTTAGCTTCTTCAAACTTAGCAGTAGCCTCTGCAACGGCCGCCTTATACTTTTCAGAGATAGTCCCCTTAGACTCGGCTGCCTTGTCTCGGAGACGTTGAGGAATACTACCAATGGTTTGCGTTTCGATAGCACTAACAACTTGTGCTACCTCTGGATTGCGAGCAGCCTTCAAGGTCTGCAATTGTTCTGCACTAACTAGATAAACTTTTGGACTCTGTTCTTCTGCCATATTAACTTTCTTTGTTTGGTTTTGTTTTGTCTGCTTTTCAGTTTAAAATTTCATAGCCCTATGATTTAATCATCGGCGACGTTCTAACGTAGCTACTTTAGCTTCCAGACTTTCAATCTTAGCAACTAACCTTTCAATAATCTTTACTAGGTCTACTTCCTTGGTCTGTACTTCCTGTTCCGTTGCTAGCTTAGTTAACGCAGGAGCCTCAAGGAGGCTAGTATTATATCCCCTAGCATTAACATAACAAGTTCCCTCACCGTCTCCGCCTACAAACCAGAATTGACAGTCCCTGCCATTAGCAATACCATTATCTCTCCTGAGGTAAATAATAGCTTTTCTCAACCCGCCATTAGCAGCCGTATTCCTGTTATAAAATGCTATACCTGCACAGCCTAAAGTAGGAGTCTCATCTCCATTAGGCATACAATGTCTAACTTGTAGCTGAGGAGAATTATGTGAAAAAGCGGAATTAGTAGGAGTGTTAATATGCAACTGCCCCGTTAATGCTTCTGCTATTTCCCAATTCCATCCATTCTCTACTTTTAATACTAAGGTATTAGCACTACCTTTCCAACCTATATATCCACGCCTGATAGGAGTGGTCTGACCCGCAGTATTAGCAAAGAACTCTATATAACCTGCTTGTGTAGCTGTCCCTTCTCGTAAGCCAGCATAACCATTAAGAGTAGGGTTAGTTGCATTCCTACATTGAATAGGAACATAACATTGAAAGTTAGCGTTGTCTAGCAAAGCTCTAATAACAGAAGCAGTATAGAATCGATGTGGATTGCTTGCTGCAAGGGTATTATACCACAAGGCTCCTGCTTCTATACCTACCCCAAACTCCGGACCATTAGCAGCCGGATATAGTGCTAATCTTGTGCCTGTACTTCTAGCAGCCGTACCAGTGCTAGGAGGAGCTACCGCAGGAGGAGTAGTCCAGAATCGCAAGGTTTCATCCATAGGGTTAGTAACCCCTGTAGTAGTACTAGGATATACCTTAACCCAAGGTCCCCATGTAGTCCCGCCATTAAGACCACCTCTAAACCATCTGCTAAGTATATTTCCATTACTCCTAACCATTTGCGTGGCATCGACTAACAAAACAGGACCAACTGTAGATCTAGTAGCTGTAATAATCCAATCTGTGCTGCTTATGTTAGTACCGGGAGGACCATTTAATATATTATCTCCCGAACCATAGTATCCACCTGCTAACCTAATGCTATTGAAGTC